AGGCTTGTACCTATAGTCATACCCAAACCAGGAGCAAAAACAGCTAAGGCTACAGGAAGAACAGTTTTAAATATTTTCTTAAGACTTTTATACTCTTGTATTCCGGTGTTAGGGTTTATAGTTCCTTGACCGCCCATCCTTCTGAGTATCTCAGCTTCACGAGGATTAATGTGAGCGAGCATACTGTCGCCACCCTGCCCTTGATGAGCTAATTTACGCCCAGCTACTGTCAAACCTCCTCTGGCAAAACCTTCAGCTGTTAAATTATCTCTCAATCCGTAAAGGGCTAACAATAAAGATATAATAAATACTGCGTCATACTGCTCAGGAGCATCGCCAGGATCTATCAATCCGTCTGCTATAGCAGCTTGAACCATTTCAGGGTAAGCATTAGGATCTTGCAGAGCGATTTCTAACATCTGAATCGCTTCCATCAAATCTTCAGCCACGATGGGAGTGTTAGATAACCTCGTCTTTATTTCTTCTACACCTACTGCGAAATCTGGACTTGTTCTAGCGAACTCCATTAAGGTCTGTTCAATCATTTCTAACTCCTACACCAGTCATGAGACATGTATTCTTCTTTTAACAAGCTATAAATAAACATGTCTTCGTCATTATCATAAGCCTTTCTCATTTTACCCTCTTTTTGAAATCCTAAGTGGGCTACAAATTTTTGACTTATTATATTTGATTCAGCTATTAACGCAGTGGCTCTAACTGCTTTTAATTTATTAAAGACTGTGTCAAACACCCCATTAAATAAATCAACAGTTAATTTAGGTGTTGCCCAGCCTCTGTCTCCTGCAATATTTAGGTCAATGTTTCTTTTAGTAAAGTTAGTTAATAATACTACGCATGAAAACTCACCATCAGCGTTAACTGTAGAAAGAGCTTTAAAAAGATTAGGAGCCTGTTTAAGACCTAATCTTGATCTCGCCCATGCTTCGGCAGCTTCTTCATTTATGTCTGCAATATACTTCATAGCGTAGTCTGCACAAACCTCTCTGCCCATTCTCTCCATTGACTAACATCATAGCCGTAGGGATCTGGGAAATCTTCTATTAAATTAGTAGCTCTGTCGTATTGACTTGCCCAATCCTGCCACTTTGCAGGGTCTTCTAAAGGATAATACGCACCAAAATTACTAAAATCTGTAATTAGGCAATCTGCCCAGTCTTGTAAACTTATCCCTACTGGTAATGTTACACTTAACGCCATTATCCTAAATCCGTCCCATCACCGCTATCAAAATGACCAATTATTTGACCCATTTGATAATCACCATATAATGAATTAGACTCAAACCTAACTCGCAACTCTCTTCTTTGTTCTTTCAACATGACGATTTGTTCATAAGGCTGTGCTGCCGTATCAGGGAATGTAAAAGTAGTTCCTATTACTTCAGGAGCTCTAGAATTAGCCCTACCTGTCACATTAACAGTCATGTCACCTGTTTGAACAAAATCTGGTTCTAAAGTAGTTATTCTCAAATACTCATTTTTACCAGTGACTAAAGTTGATAGATCCGCTGTTTCAAAATAAGACTGTATTGGACTCACCGCAGGACCGTCATATTCGTCAACTTTAAATTCATGCTGCCACACTTTAAAACCTGAGCCTCCAGGACCGCTACTTGATTCTACCCCAGTTAACACCGGAGCAGCGAAAGAATTATTAAAGTGTCCTGCAGAGCGACCATTATTAGGAAGTTCAGTATCATACCAAGTGTTTTCTCTAACATTGAACACTACCGCATGGGTGCACTCAGTTGCAGTGCCTTTCGGATAACACCACCATATTTCACCGTATTTAGGTATTTGAAAACCGAAACATTTAGTTTGATGATTGACGTTTATATTATCAAAAAAGTAATTCAAATTCATTGTGTTTGGGACTTCCCTAACAACACCATTGAACATGTAAAACCTGTCAACTCCCACCCAATAAAACACTCCGTCATAATCTACCACACACTGAGGAGACATTATTGATGTTCCAGTAGCTATAACATCATATTGAAATATAGTACTGCCTCCTGTAAAAGTCGCTCTAAGAACTGCATCAAAAGCCCAGAATAATCCCGCAGGAGCTGTACCCGAACCTGCTCTCATCGGCATACCTTTAATGATTTTTTGCCCCCAAACTCTGGCTAAACCTGAGCCTGTTCCATTCAAATCTGTAGGCTCTCCTGGTACGGAATGCCCTATAACTCCATCAGTCCCATAATAAAATAAATACGGATGAAGACTAACAATACCGCCTGTAGCATTAGCCCCAGCAGGTAGAGTTATACTTTGAAGTATTCCAGTGCCTAAAACTTCACCAAAAAATATTTGTCCATCTCTATCATTACATATACAATCTAAATTAGGAGCTACGTGAGAAATTAAATAATTTTGACTGGTTGAAGAGTCATATTGAACATCAAACATCCAAAGATTGTATTCACTGTTTATAAGGGCATCTGAACCGTAATTCATATTAACGATAGTAGACGTTAGAGTTGTTAATGTATTTGTGATGATATAACCATTAACTGAATCTCCTCCTGTTGAAGATGTTATGGTGATTATAGCATTATTGGCTGTAGCTGTATAATTAGGGTTACTCGTATGAGCCGTAATATTAGAGGCTACATCGGTTGCTGTTTGATTTATATCAGTATTGAAAGGCACTGATCCAGACATGATATCAACGCCATTAACCGCTATCATGTCAACAGAGCCTGAACCTCCAATTAAAGTCACTGTTCCATAAGCATATTGTAAAGTAGGAGTTCTATCGGTAACGATTGAGCTGTTACCTGTCGCATCTAAAGTAAACCTATCTAATGTGGTGTCTCCTCCAGAATGACAATAAACATAATTCTGTTGAGTGAAAGTAGAAAACCCTCTACTTAACTCTTGCAGGTATTTTTGAGTTGTTTTAAAACCTCCCATTTTACGAGGTAAACCTCTCTGCCAGCGCACCCACTGTCCGTCAGTGTAATTGTCACCTTCAAATTTAGTACCATCCCTTTTTATGCCAGGGGAAGACTTTAAAACTGCTGTCTGGATGGCCATTAGGGGAACGTGCCTCCATTTATATTGCCTGCTTGAGCGAGACCTAAGGCAGTCCAAGCAGCTGCTTGATTTGAAGCTTCAAATAATGCTATACCTGTTGACGTACCTCCTAAATTTATTAAAGCTGCTCCTGCAGAAGTTGCCCCTGTACCACCTTGACTTACTTGAAGAGGTAAAGAAACAGTTGCGGTGTCAGCATCTATAATGTCATTTCCGTCGCAGTAAAATATACCTCTTTCATTAGTAGCCAATACGACTCCAGTTTGACCTGATACTTTTACTGTGAATGTGTAAGCACCTGTTGTTCTATTATCTATCCAATACTGTTGAACTGTAGCAGGTATTATTATATTTCTATTACCAGTTAATACCCCAGTAAATCTATATGCAACTCTATTTAATTCTGTGCCTGTTAAAGTATAATCACCACTTCCAGGTACGTCAATTACTGTGTAATCAAAAGCAAAAGTAGCAGATTGACCAAAGCCAATCGTATAAAAGTTGACACCATCACATGCCACTATCGCTGACTCTCCTGGTTGAAATGGTTTAGGAGATACTCCATCAACAGTTGTTAATCCAGGAGGAGTGACTGCGACTTGACCTGAGCCTGAGTTTCTTACATATATAAACCAGTTGTTAGTCACCACTGTCGGATCGGGTAGAGTCAATACTCCCCCTGCTCCTGTCCAATTAAACATTATCGCTCTAGAATCGATAGTAGCTGTAAAATTACTATTGAATCCTGTTATGGGTACTGATTGAGAAAGTAATGCTCCTACTGCAACAATACCAGTTCCTGCCAAAGCTGAAGCATTAGCACTAGATGTTGTCGCCCCATACTGAAGTAGCTCCCATGTACCGTTAGCGGTAGTGTTATTAGTTAAATATATTTGCCACAGCTGCCCAGATGCTATCGTACCTACTTGAATACCGCCAGCATTCAGTACAGTGAATGTGTGACTGCCTTTATTGTTAAATAATATAGTGTTACCAGTCCCGCTTTTTGTCGCATCAGGTAAAGTTATATTTAGCCCACTCGAGCTAGGAGTCACATCCATTATTCTAGTGGCTAAATTTATATTAGTTGAAGTTTCTTCTGGCCAGCTTAATACAATGTTTGCGTTTAAAGCAACTGAGCTATAACTTATTTCACTGGGGTATATATTTGCGCCACCAAAGACATCGGTATAATTAGGCATTATGCTTCACTCCTATTTGCGGATCTATCCATAATTCTTGCTAAGTCTTCTCCGCTTAACGCCTGAGCAGCTCTATCGTACATCGATTGCCAAGTAGGTACTCTTTCATCATTTTTTAAGAATGGAGTAGCTTCTAACAATGACGCATAGAGAAGAACGTCTGGGGCATATTCAGTTAACCAGTTACTTTGCAGATCATCACCCAAAAGAGCTGGCTGTTCATAATAAAGTATTTCACATGTCTGAGCAGTTGACGGAGTCGGAGTTATAAGCCAGTGTTGATAATCGTAATCTGCATAAAACTGAGGTGCTGCTGTTTCTGCTTCATTTGGCCAGTAATTCCTAGAATATTCATAAGATCTAGCAAAAATAGAAGTTCCTCCAACAGTCATAGAAACAGTGTCCCTCCATCTGTCAGGTTTCAAATAAGTAGAAGTACCTACGACCAGAGGTAGATTCACAGCTCTGATAAATCCCTCAATTTTTAGTTCTCGAGCAATACGTCTTTCTCCTAGGGTTATCAATCTAGGAAGTTGATCAAAGACAATCTGATCACTTGCTTGAGTGAAACCACGCTCTAAATATCTGCGTAGATCAACCAGCAAGCTGTCGTATGTCATTGTATAACTCATTATATTCTCCTACCCTACGCTATGGCATAATAGATATGTTCTGCACCAGACGCAGTAAACTGAGGACCCGCATTAGTAACAGTAAATCCACTAGCATAATTTTGTATCATATTACCTCCTGCTTCAGAACTCTCGGTCGCTTGTGCCGCAGTATCATTAAGAGCTAAAAATGGATCTGTGTCTGCCGTAGTGATTCCCCTGACTGAGTCAAATAAAAACCATTTACCAGTGCCGTTAGTTTTCTTTAGAAGTACGAATCTTGCGGTGTTAGGAAAACCACAATCAATATTTTGATCAGCTCCGGTGCCAGTTATTATACCGCATTTAGACACTCCTGGAGTAGAAGCCCATAAGTATGCCTGATAATAAAGAGTCGGACTATATGTGTTATTGACAGATGTGTCACCACTCACTGTAAATGTTGTACTATCTGGGCTTCTTACTCGACCGCTATAATCTGCTGATTGACCATTGCTGTCAAGAACTAAATTATAATTCGTTGCTAAGTCTTTGTGATAAACCATCCAAGAATCGGCAAACTGATTTCTAAGTTTAACCCAGATCATTTCTGGAGTGACGCCCAAGCTATGTTGTATCTGCCTACCATTAGTCCCATTTCCTTGATATGTAACTACGTCAAAGAAACCTTTAGCACGTTTCCACATCCAAGAATATTTTGTAGATGATGAAGATGTTTCGGTGTTCCACCCATTCATATAATCATATCGCTGATCGGCTTGCGCGACCTCTGCACTCGTGTCATTGGTGTTCATTGACTTACGTTCAGTAATCCTTGATCCTATTTCAAATGGATTTATTGCATTTGTAACAACTTTGTGAAAAGCCATATCAGTAACAAATCCGGGACGATATGCACCCTCGTTACCGACTTCACCTGTCCTAGTAGTGACATTAAATACATCAGTTGCTACCGTAGGCACGTCCATCA